TATCCTTGAATATAGAGTTCGGTAAAATTAATAGGTTTATTTTTAGATAATGTAAGAGAGCCAAGTGGTCCTGAGGAATTAGTATAAGAGGAATTCCACATATCAGGTGATATAACTAAAGAAGGAATAGGATATTTTTGATAAGGATATTTTGAAAATCCTCCATCAAAAGATAAAAGTTTTTTGTAAAAGAAGAAAAGTTTTCCACTGATAAAAGGTATATGAGAACTAGCCATACAGCAATTAATAAAATCTTCAAGGTCATAAAAGTGAGTATATAATATTAATTGAAAAGAGAGTTTTCTAGTTAAAGTAGTAACGCCGACGGATGTTTTTGTTAAGTCAAAATCGGAAGAATTAAAATTTTGTAATAAGAAACATTTCATAGTTTTTTGCATTTTATGTAAAGAAGATTGATTTTGAACACGAGAAATAAGATGTAACATGTTTTGAGTAATATTTTGGTCGCCTTGATGAGATAAGAAAAGAGAGTTCCAGGAGCCAGCGGAAGAACCAGAAAAAACACAATCAGTTAAATTATAGTTATCTTTAATAAAAGAAGAAACGCCCAAAGTATAAAAACCATATAAACCGCCGGGAGTTAAAATAATTAGTTTTTTATTATTGTAGTAAGGGCATTTTTTCTGTATAGTTTCTTGATTTCTGTTGCGAAAAAAGGTAAAAATATTATTTAAAAAAAATGCGGAAGAAGAATTAGATATACTAAGAATAAATAATAAAATAAATAATTTCATATTAATATAAATAGCTAAACATTAAAAAGTCAAATAAGATCTCGTTTGGGTTCTTGTCCTTTTGGAATAATAGCAGCATCTGAAGGATTATCCGTATAAAAATGAGAAGTATCGGATTGTAAAGTGTTAATATCAGTGGGAGGTAAATTATAAATATGAAGTATTTCATTAACAATGGGGCTGCGTTGTATATCTTGTTCATTTAATTGAACCATTTGAATACCAGAAGTGTCATTTTGAGAGATATAAGATTTAAATTTATTGGTAAAATCGGCAAGTCCATTATTATCAAGTTTATCGGATTGTTTTAAATCACCAGTAATAACCATTTTAGAATGGTCACCAATACGAGTAGTTAGCATGAGCATTTGATTAGGAGTAGAATTTTGCATTTCATCAGCAATTAAAAAGGATCTTTTAAAAGTTCTTCCGCGCATATAAGCAAGAGGTGAAACTTCAATAGTGCCGGAATGTAGCATGGCTTCAATATCTCTTTGTTGATAGAACTCAAGAAAAATATCAAAAATAGGGCGTGTCCATGGGTCCATTTTTCTAATAAGATTTCCAGGTAAAAATCCCAATTCTTCTTCTTCAACAGGAACAACAGGTCTAGTTAGAATAATTTTATTGATATTTCCATATTTAAGTTGTTGCATAGCAGCAAGACAGGCAAATAATGTTTTACCGGAGCCGGCAGGGCCAGTGCCAAAAACAATAGGAAAATCATCATTTTTAAGAGCATTAACATATAACTTTTGATTATCTGTTCTAGCTTTGTATTCAGGAATAAGTGATTTTCTAGATTTTTTAGAAGAAGTGGAAAAATCTTCGTGAAGAAAAGAAAAATCGGGAGTATTTTTTTTCATACAAATATGATTAGATTTTCTTAGAGAAGGACGAAAAAAGGAAAATGCATTTTGAGTGAGAAGAAACATAATAAAGAAAAAGAACATAATAAATAAACAAGTATTCTTTTAATATGATTAAAAAAATATAAGTATTAAACAATAGTATTATAAATGTTTAGACGATTGTTTTTAAAAAATAGTATAACAGAGAAATTAAAAAAGAATCCATTAATTTTGTTTGGAGGTTACGTGAGCATTGTAGGCGGTATATCGTTATGTTCTATGAATAATGCAATAAATAATAAAACAAGTAATGAATATTATGAATCAATTGTATTTATAGCATAAAAAAAAGATGCAATACAAAAAATATCGTATTAATATAACTAGATATGTGGAAAGAATTAGGATGGGATTTTTTCTTAGAACATAAGCTAACTTTTTTAATGTATGGTTTGATTATAGTTTTAATATTTCCTTTAGAAGCGGTATTTTTGCCTGAGGTATATGGTCAGATGTTTGATAAATTAAAATCATTAAATAGTTTTCCAAGTATGTTTGATTTTATAAAAAATATGAAAGCAAGAAATGTAGCAGGTTTAATGGGTATATTAATAATAACATGGATAATAATAATTAGTTCTGGAGCAGTAAAATATTTTTTTGAATCTAAGCTTGTTCCAGAATATTTAAAATTTATAAGAAATATAATTTATGAAAAGACAATTGAGACATATATTGAAGATTATAGCGATTTAAAAACGGGTGACTATATGTCAAGAGTAATGGAGTTAAGTAGAAATTTTAAAGATTTGTTTCAAATGGGACTAACAAGAGTGATTCCAGAATTTATTGTATCTTTAATAATCACAGGGTATTTATTTTACAAAAATAAAACAATAGGAATCGTAACGGGAATAGTGTTTATTGTGTGTATGGTAATTCAATATTTTGGTTTAAAGCATTTAGTGAAATTAATAGCAGAAAAGGAGCAGTTTTTCAATACAGAATTAAGTGAAAATTTAACAGATAGTTTAGAAAATTTAATGAATATTTACATAAATAATGAGATGGATAGTCAAGTGAAGAAGAATGCGAAATTAGAAGAAATTAATAATCAATATATGAAGAGAGTTATGAATGCAGAAACATTAATAATTTATGGAACACAGTTTTTAATATTATTTGCTTATGGTTTATCTATATATTTGCTTTATGGAATGATGAAGAAAAAGGAAGTAAGTGTAAAAGTAGGAATAGTAGTAATATTGATTTTGGGACAATTTATAAATTATTATATGTGGGTAAATAGTGCATTTGTTCATCAAATAATATACAAATTAGGTATCATAGAAGGTTCAAGAGAATATTTGGATAAATTGTTTAAAGAAAATAAAACAAGAACCAAAACAAATGTAATAAACGAAGGTAATATATCTTTGCAAAATGTAGGTTTTAAACACAACAAATTAAAGAATGAATATTTATTTGAGAATCTAAATTGGGATATACAAGCAGGTGAAAAGGTAGCTTTAGTGGGTCGCTCGGGAACAGGTAAGAGTACATTAATGAAATTAATGATTAATTTGTATCCATTAGATGAAGGTAAAATAGAGGTAGATGGAACAGATATGAAAGAAATAAAGATAGAATATTTGAGAGAGCAAATAAATTATATAAATCAAAGAACAAATTTATTCGATGAGTCAATTTTGTATAATATTCGTTTTGGAAATAATGATATTACAGACGAGGAAATAGTAGAGAAGTTAAAAAAATATAAATTAGATAGTGTATATTCAGAATTACCAGACGGTGTAAATGCAAAAGCAGGAGTGCATGGAGGTAATTTATCTGGGGGTATGCAAAAGGTAACAATGTTAATGAGAGGTATGTTAAGACCATCAAAAATAGTATTAATAGATGAGCCATTATCTGGATTAGACGGAAATACTCGTGTAAAGGCAATAGATATGATAATGCAAGAATGTAGAAATAAGACATTAGTAGTAATTACTCATGACGAAGAAATCTTACCTCATATGGACAATGTAGTAGATATAAAGGATTTACAATAAAATATGATATGTATATATAATGAGTAAAAGAAGTTCTGGTGGAAATTTCGGAGGAATAGGGGGGTCAGGAATATTAGGTTTATTTGGAACAGTAGTAAATTGTGATGCTGACGATGATTCTTTGTATTGTCAAATAATGAAAGCTTTTAATTTATTAATAGTTTTCTTATTTGTGGCGTATATATTATATTTTTTGTATATTTCATTTAGAAACATGGTAAGAGGCGGTAAAAAAATGAAATAAAAAATTGATATTTATATATTTAAATTAATTAAATATATAAGTATAAAATATGATTCGTAACACAGTTCCAGCAATTAATAATATTCCTTATGGTAAAAAGTATGCATTAGACTATGCAACAAATGCCTTAATGCCTTATCCTGATAAAAATAAAATAATTAAGTCTCGTTTTAGTAATAACACGACGAATTTTATTCATATGTATAATAAAACCATAAGAACAACGACGGGTGTTTCATTTGCAAATAATAGTGCAAATATGATTCGTTCAAAAGATCTTGCAAAAAAAGTAAATGAAATAAATAAAATATTAGAAGAATCAAATCAAAAAAATCCATGGCATAACTAAGTAGATTCATATTTAAACATACAAATCATTTTTTTATTTCCAGAAAGTCTTTGTGTGCTGATTCCTCCAATATCAACAGGAGAATCAAACATCATTTGTGACAGAGATTGTTCTATAGTGTATCCATTAGAGGTTAAATAAGAAAAAACCGAAGGTATATCTTCTGCAGTCATAAGTGAATCATTATATTTAATGGATGCATTAGCAGTATTTTTTGGGTATCTTAATAAAACATGTATGCATGTGGCTGAGGTAGCAAAAGGAGATGCAAATCGGCCAACTTGTTGAAAGGGAGACAATTTTGGAAAATTCATAACTTTAACCATATCAGAAAGTGGTCCAGAAGGCATAGAGCTAAGAGTAATAACATTTATATAGGAATTAAAATGAGGATGTAATATGGGTTCTAAATACATAGTAATAATAGAATTAGAAGAAGCAAAAGGACTTGTCATATATATAAGTTAATATATGAATATAATAATCAAACAATAATATATAATGTCTGATTTGGAAGGAGACAAAGAAGACAAGAAAAAAAATGTAAGTGATAAAGAAAGCACAGAGAAAACCAATAGTGATAACGAGTTTAATTATTCAGAAGAAGTATCAGAGGAAGGAACAGAGGAAATAGATTTAACAAATGAATTGAATAGGGAGGACGGGGAAGAAAAAGAAAAAAAGAAAAATATAGAATTTAAAGAGGAAAGCAATGAAATGTTTAAAGACGAAATATTAGAACGTGGTTGGAGAGTAGAGGTGAATAAAAGAGAATATGGGGAATGGTATCCAGGAAAAATAGGCCATGTTGAAGAAGATGGAACCTATAGAGTAGTATATGATAAGGGAGACGTAGAATTCTTTGTAAAAAGAAGTTCTATTCGTTTAATAGAAAAGGTAGAAGAAACAAGAGAACAATTTAAATACGATGATGGATTGAGTGATGGAACAAGAGTAGAAGTAAATTTTCGTGGTAAAGGAGTTTGGTATCCAGGAAAGGTAGAAAAAGTGGATGAAACATATAATAAAAAGACAGGACAGGGTTATATATATATAATAAAATGCGATAATGGTGAAAAAGATTTGGCAATAAGAGAAAATATACGTCGAGTAGATGTAGAAGAGCGTGCAAATAAAATAAGGATGGATAAAGAAAAGACAGAGATGACAAAAGAGAAGAAGGAGATGGAAAAATATGTATTAGAATTTAATAACAATATAGATAATAAAGAGGAAAGAACAATAAAAAAGGAAACATTAATAAAAATAATACGTAATTATGATTATAATGTAGAGGTAGCATTATTAAAAGGAGAAAGACAAATAGTAGAGAAGACACTACAGAATGCATATTTTTATGATTACATAAATTATTTGGGAGATAGAATAACGACAATCGAGTATTTAAATATAATAAAACATTTGGAGAGAAATTTTAGAGTTCATAGCAAAAAATTATTAGAACAAGCGGAAAAAGAGGTAGAAAATAAAATACGAGAAAAAGATGCAGAAAATGATTTATTAAAGATCCGTTTAGATTTAAAGCAGAAAGAGGAGAACTTGAGAAAAAAGAAGGAAGATATGGATATGAAAAGACAGGAAGTAAATTTAGAGAGTGAAGTAGAATTAAACGATTTTTATGTAGAGAGGCATATAGAAATAAAAAAAAAGGAGCAAGAGTTAAAAAATGCGGAAAATAATTTGGAAATAGAAAGGAAATTATTATCATTAAAAGAAGAAAAGAAAGATATACATGATCGAGTTAGAAGATTGAATTATGGAGAAGAAATGGAATTATATGAATTAAATGAAATGACAAAATATTCAAAGTTTGGTTTAGATATATGTTGTAAACAGGATGTGATAGAAGATTTTGATAAGATTTATGAATTGATTGTAAATTTACCATCTTTAAGTGTTTATGAAAAGAATTTGATATTAATACGTTTTAAAGCAATATTAACATATTGTGCTTTGAATTATTTGGCGATAACAAAATTATATAATATAACAAGGATGATTATAATAACATGTTCGATAGTAAATCCGGCGTTATTGTCAATAAACAGTGACGTGACAAATCCAAATTATATGACATTTTATTGGACAGTATGGTGTTCTCAAATATTAGTAAGCTTAATAACGGGATATGTGGGTTTGTTTAAATGGGATAGAAAGCATTTGATATTTAATGCATATAAAACGAAAATAAATCAAGAGATTTGGTTATATTTGGAATTAGCAGGTAAACATTATAGTAAAGAAGGGGAAGATGAAGAAGAGGGGGAAGTAAGTCATTCATATTATTTAAATAAATTTTTGAGTAGATTAGAATTTTTTTATACTCAATTAAAAACATCTGAATTGGAAATAGAGGCAACAAAAGATGATAATAAAGGAAACGAAAAGAATGTAAGTTCAACGATGGGAGGAAAAAAATCACAACCAACTACATCTCCACAAGATGTGTTAAGGAGTAATTTTCATATGGTAAGAAGATAAAAAGACTATTCATATATTAATCGTCGAATTAATATATGCAAAAAAAAAGTTTTACGACTTATTCAGGTCGGTCTTAAGCCCCCCTACCTACAGATTATGCGCTGTAGTTACTCCCTCTCATTAATCTCGCTTAAGACTGTGAGACACCGTTTTTGCTTAGGGTTCTGTCTCTCCATTTCCCGTGAGACTTCTGGTTCTAGACCAAGGGATTGTCTCTTCCCCCCACCCGATGTGGGACTCGAACCCACGGCCACCAGCTTAAAAGGCTGGCGCTCTACCGACTGAGCTAACCGGGTTATCCGATGTAGGACTCGAACCTACGACAACCAGCTCATGAGACTGGCGCTCTACCAACTGAGCTAACCGGATTGATGGATAGCTAACCATAATATATACAAATATACACTCTCAAGTCAT